CGCTTCAGTGCTGTGCCCATCCCGGCCAGCTTGCTCACGAGGTGGTCCAGCTGGTGGCAAGGGAGAACCTGTTGCCGGCCACCACCGAGAGGGAGCCGCTGTCCAGCCGGGCTTCCAGGTTGCCCGCGGTGCTGATGCGCAGCCACAACTGGGCCAGTGGGGCGTCACCGCTGGAGGTAAGCAGCCCCCAGAAGTTGACCGTGGTCACGGGGCGCCAGCCCACCGGAACCCAGTTGGCAATAAGCACCAGGTAGCTGGTGCTGCCAAGGGTGAAGCTGCCACTTACCCGGGACATCGACTCGGACAGGGTCACTGTCTGTTTGCCGTCCAGCCCGGTGTTGCGGCTCAGCTGCCCCGTGAACGCCCACAACGGGTCGGAGACCACCGGGGTGGTTGTCTCCACCACGGTGCGCCACCCGCCCGCGGTATAAATCTCGAGGTTGTAGTTGGTGTCTGCCCGGGCGGCGGCCATGCCGTTGAACGTGGTCAGCACGTCCCGCTCGGCCTGGTTGGCCACCGGGATGACCACGTTGGCACTGTCGGCAAGGCGGGCCTGGTGTGTGGCCAGGTCGTACACCTCGTCGTTGGTGATGGTCACAATTTTGTTCTGTCGTGTCTGCGACATCAGGAGCTCCAATCCATAATAAGTAGCCCCGATTCGGGGTGCTGGTTTCGGCCTTCGAACCCTGCGTACGGGTCACCTGTTATGGCTAGACCCCCGCCTGCCTGCAGCCCCGCGGCTGCGCCCAGGGGCAGGTCGTAATCTTTCAGGCCCTGCCCCGGCTGCACGATGATGTCGTACGGGCCGGAGACCAGGCTCACGTTGCCACCCGGACGGCTGGCGCTGCCGTGCACGTACACGTGCACTGTGACAGGGCTGTTGCTGTTGCCCACCGGGCGGCGAGCGCCCAGCCGGAAGCGCAGCCGGGTGATGGTCTTACCGGAAAGCTGGCCGGCGGAACCTGCGTAAAAGTAGGCGCCTGTCAGGGGCCCGCTGCCGTAGTCGCCCTGGTACAGGCGGCTGGCACCGCCCGCCCAGCTGCCCCAGCCGCCCGGGCCCCACCACGTGTCGGACTGGGTGGCCTGGTAGGTGTTCTGGCCGGTGGTCACCGTGGGCGGTGGCACCGTGACCGCAGGCGGTGGCGGGGGTGCCGGGGTGGCCGTCACGCTGATCTTGCCCTGCACGCTGGGCACGCTGGCATTCCAGGCCAGCAGCACCGGGTCACCCACCACGGGGGTGTAACTAGAGACGAACGTGGCAGTGTAGGTTAGCCCGTCGCTACCTGTGACCGTGATAGTCGGGCTGGACGGTGGGACTGTGGCCACCGTGCCGGTGCCGGGGCGGGGCTTGTCTGTCAGGCGGCTGCGCACCAGCGCGGCACCCTGCCCCGCCCTGCCGGAGCTTACCTCCACCAGCACCACGTCGCCTTCGGCCACCACCAGCGGGTCGGCCCAGCGGGCAGGCAGCACGTTGCCGTTGACGTTGACCGCCAGCACTCCTGCTACCTGCACCATGATGCCTTGGTAAGTGGTGACCTGGCGCTCGGGGGTGAGGTCTTCCACGGCTCGTATACTACCCACGGAACACGCTCCCTATCACGGTCTGGACGTCGCCGTAGCTGCATTCCACGGTTACGGTGCACGGGGCTGCTACGGTGCCGTTGCTTGGCTGGCTGATGGCCTTGACCATGCCCACCAGGTTGGCAACCTGGCCGTTGACCACGGGGTTTCCCACCTGCACCCAGTCACCCTGCTGCAGGTGCGGCACCGGCAGGCAGGTCACCTTCAGGTCGACGGTCAGCCCGGCAAGGTGGGTGTCCCTCATTTTCTCCGCGTAGGCATCCGCCTGCGCCTGAGTGGAGATCATGTTGGACTCGTAGAAGGTGGCCACCCTGCCGTGGGGCCCGGCCACGCTGAGCGGTCCGGACATGATCTGCCGGATGGACCGCACGGGTATCTCGCTGCCGGTGCCATCCACCACGAACGTGTTGTAGAGCCCGTCGTACTGCTGCTCTCGGTCTACCCGCACCAGCAGGCCCTCCTCGCCGCCTCGCAGGGTGGCCACCGGGGCGGTGCGGTCCAGGCTGTAGACCTCCAGCTGGCCGGCGCCGTTCATGCGGTAGTCACATCCTATGGACTTGCACAGGGCCTGCACGGCATCCAGCCGGTCGCGCTCGTACACAAGGGTCTTGTTCACGGCGGTGTCGGTGACGCCGGCTACGAACACCACAGGTACTATGTGGCCCACCAGCCGCCGTATCTCGCTGAACACCGACGGGCTGCCGCCCTGGGGTGACTCAGGCGCCAGCAGCCGGTCGGCCTTGATCATGACGGCCAGGTCGTCGGCCTGCACCCGGATGGTGGCGCCGCCGCTTATCAGCACGTCCTTCTGGCCGTTGGGGGTGGGGCTGTCCGGGTTGACTCGGCCGGCCTCAGTGATGCGGTAGCTGCGCCAGCGCTCATCCGGGGTGGGCCGCGTTATGCGGTACCACCCCAGGTTGATGTAGCCCGCCCCGCCCACCTTGTAGCGCACCTCCAGCCGGGATCCACCCACACCCAGCGGGTCTTCCAGTAGCCAGGGTGCCAGCGTGCCGTCGTCGTTGGCCACCACCATGTCGAAGGTCTGCACCTGCCGGGTGCGGTCCCAGCTGAAGCCCCAGCTGCTGACCGGCAGCGGCTCGGGGTAGGCAAGGCGCCCGCCGTACCACACGTACACCACCAGGCCCTCCCCGCTGCGGGAGCCGGAGAGGGCCTTCAGGGTGTTGGCATCAATCTGGCGCAACGGGGCCTCCTAGATCAGGGCATTAGCAGTGCATGTGAACACGGGGTTGGTGCCGCTTACCGTGACTGCCAGCCGCCAGTAGGGCGCCTTGACGGCGAACCGCTGGATCACGCTGACCGGCTGGGTGGCGGTGCCGATAACGTCCTTGGGCAGGGCTTCCGCCCAAACCACGTTATCGAACGACCACTGCACCCGGAACTCGGCCTGCGGGTTGGTGCCGGACACCGCGCTGATGGCAATGCCGATGGACATCCAGTCCAGCTGAGAGTTGACCACCCGCCCGGCATCCACCGTACTGGCGGTGATGTTGTAGTTGGAAAACAGGGGAATTGCGGTGCTCATAGCGGTGGGCCTTTCTTAGCCTGTAGGGTCCTGCAGGAGGGTGACGTACTGCTTGCCTGCAAGGGCGGTCTGGGCCTGCTGGTAGGTGGACCACAGCGCCTTCACGTCGCCGTAGGTCCACAGGGGCACCAGCACGTTCATGCTCGGTGCGGCCACCAGGTCACCCACCAGTTCCCACCGGATCAGCTCCCCGCCCCAGGCCTCGTCCACGGGCATCTCCACCGGGGCGCCTACCACCAGATAACACAGCCCCGGCAGGGCGGCAGCCCAGTCCGGCAGTGGGCGCACCAGCACCAGGCTGGCAGACTGCAGCAGGCTGCGCATGTCGGCCGCGGCCTGCGCCGCGCGTGTAGACATCGACATGTCCAGCCCGCGGGCAGCCATGCGCTGCCCCAGTATGCCAACCGGGTCCGGGCTGCCAAGGATGGGGATCACGCTGGCGTCCATAGCGTACTCCAGCGCCTTCATGGCCTGGTCGCGCAGGTATGCCTGCCCGTTGGGCCCGAACGTGCCGTGCACCGGCACGCTGCTGCCCGGCACCAGCGGATCCTGGATGGCCCCGCTGGCAGCGTCCACGGTCACCGTGGCTGCGGTGCTGGCCACCTGGGCGTTCAGCCCGCTGGTGACTTCCACCTCGTAAGAGACCAGCCGGCCCAGAGGCACTTCAAAGTCGGTGGTGCTGTCAGCCGCCACCACCTCCTTGTTACGGAAGCCCCGCACCGCCTTGCGCTTGCCGTCTGCTGTGCGCCACAGGGTCACCTGGTTGGTGGTGGGGGTGAAGTCCGTTATCGTGATCTCCACACGGGGCGTGGGGTCGAACAGCGGCTTGGCCACCAGCGCCACCACCGGGGTGTAGGCGGTGGCCGTGCTGGTGCTTGCGTTGACAGCCCCGGTCCAGGCGTACATCACGCTGTCAGCGTTCACGGTGCTACCGTCAAACGGCAGGCCCGCAGTGGGGCCTGTCTCAATCAGGACGAACCCGATGTCCAGCGTATCGCCGTTGGCCCACAGGGTGCCGCTGGTGCCGGCCTGCACGGTAAGCACCACGCGGTCCACGGCAGCGCCGGAGGTTGCCGCCTGCACCCGCAGCAGGGTCCACGTGTTGGCTGTCACCGCCTGGGTGAGGCTGCTGACCGGTGCCCCCACGTTCACCAGGCTGCTGTTCTGATACTGGGCGGTCAGCTGCAGGGACTGCGCCTTGCTGCTGCGCACCGCCATCAGGTGGCTGTACTGCGTGTTCGCGGAGAGGTTCACCTGGGTGTAGCTGCCACCGCCGCTGACCGCCGTGGTGGCCACTGTCCAGCTGGTGCGGAAGAACCCAGCCGCCCCCGTGTAGCCGGTGCCGCTGTTGCGGGCACCCGTGGCAGTGCCACCTGTGCCCGCAACGGCTGCATAGCCGGTGGAGTTGACCGCGGACCGCGGGTTGGTGGCCCGCTGCGTCCTTGTGACGATGCTCATACGCTGCGTCCCCTTGCTATGTCACGGCCTGCGGAATCAACCGCGGAGCCTGCTTCCTGCCGGGCGATGCCCCGGAACGTTGCCATGGTGGCGTCCGCATTGAGCTTCATCGTGCCGACCAGCTCCATCCCAGAGATGTTGACAGCCGGCGCTGCAAGGCCCTGGCTGTTGGCCACCGCCCGGCTGGGCGTGCTGCCCACGGCACCACCCCCGGCGAAGCCCCTGATGGTGCCCGCCCGCAGCTGCTGCCGGAACCTGTAGACGGCCTCCTGGCCGCCCATCAGGTCTACGTCCTGGGTGGTCAGCATGTGTTCACCGGGGGCAGCCATAATCAGCTCGGAGTCGATGCCCTTGGGCCCCGACCCGGTGATCTCACCACCGCCCGCGTAGGCCGTGGGGCCGGCCTGCTTACCGCCCAGCCCCGACTGCACGCTGTCCGACCGCTCAGTCCTGATGATGGTGGTTTCCTCGTGCACTGTGTAGGTGCGCACCACACGCCCGTCAATCTTGTTCAGTTCCCCGGTGGTTTCCTGGGCCATGCGCTTGGCTTCGGAGTCCATCCAGCTGTCAATGCTTACGCCGTCCGGAATCTGGAGTACATCTCGGGCCAGGTTGACCGCTGCGTCCCCAGTAATCCCAAACTGGCCTGCTCCAGCGACGAGGCCCTTGTAGGTCTCCTCCAGAGCAGCCTGGACCTCCTCGTTGCTGGCCTTGTTCTTGGCCATTGACTGCACGTAGCTGATGCCCTTCCGAGCCAGCCCGTCGTACATTTCTTGGTTCTTGATGCCCTGCTCGGTGGTGTTGTCGAACGCGGTGCCCAGCTTGCCGATCTGCCCGCCCGTGCCGTCCGCCTGCAGGCCCAGGTCCAGCAGGGCCTGAGACCAGCCGCGGGCGGCATCTCGGGCGGAAAGCTGCAGCAGGCCCGTGTTCAGCAGCGCCTGCGTGAACCGGTCAATGTCTGCCACCGAGCCGTCCGCATTCACACCGACCTCGGCCAGGGCCTCAGCTATTTCCTTGGTGATGGGGATGGTCTGCCCGGTGGCACCCTTCAGGTTGACGATGCCCGCAGCAGCGTCGTCCGCTGCGCCGGCCACCTTCTTCATCTCCGGGGGCACTTCGCCCATGGCCCACTTGAGCAGCTCCGCGTCGCCTACTACCACCTTGTTCTGGGCAGCCAGGTCCCGCAGGGCGTTCAGGTAGGTGGGGAACTTCTTGGCGGTGTCCTCTACGCTGATGCCCTGGTCCTCGGCCGACTTGGCTATAGCCTTGAAGCCCCGGGCAGCTATGTCCATGCTGCCGCTTGCCACCGCACCGGCAATGGCCTGGTCCGACTTCTCGAACGCCTTGCTGATCTTGGCCATGCCGTTGTCAATGCCCAGGGCTGTGGCACCGAACGACTCCACAGCACTGTTGAAGTCCTGCTGCGTCAGCTTCTTGAGTGCCGCGCCTGCGTTGGTTATGTCGCCTTCAAACTCGGCCACGCCGATGTCCTTGAACACGTTGTCCAGTGCGTCCTTGGACTTGCCCAGCTTGAGCAGGTTCTGCGTCATTTCCTCAGTGGAAACGCTGGCCTTCTGCATGCTGTTGTGCACAGACTTGATGATCTCGAACCCGATGAACGCACCGGCTGCAAGGCCCGCCGCCCCGGCCACCTTGCCCAGGCCGCGGCTGGTGCCGTCTGCCCGGGTGTTGAAGGTCTTGAAGGCATCAGCAGCGTCGCGTACCTTGGGCGCCAGGTTGAGCACTGCGCCCGTTACCAAGGCACCCACGCCAGCCACACCCGCAAGGCCCGTGATGGCGCCCTGCAGCGGTGCCGGCAGGCTACCGAAGCCCTGCGCCAGCCCGGCCACGTTCTCCGCTATGCCACTGATCACCGGCAGCATCACGGCGCCTGCGTCAATGGCAGCGTCCTTGATGTTGTTCCAGGCCACCTTCACCTTGGACTCGGTGGTTTCGTACCGCTTGCTGGCCTCGTTGATCAGCGCGGTGTTCTCTTCCCACGCCTTGCTGCCCAGCACCAGCGAGTCGGTGAGCAGGTCTCCGGCACCGGCCAGCGCCAGCATCACCTGCATTTCCTCGGTGCCCTTCATGCCCATGTCCTTGAGCATTTCTACGACGTTGCCGCCCTCGTCCTTGGTGCGGGCCATGCCCTTGGTCACCATGTCCAAGGCGGCCACGGGGGACTCCCGGAACGCCTTGGCAAACTCCTCGGTGGAGGTACCCGCCGCGGCGGCGAAGGCGTCCAGCTTGGGTCCGCCTTCCTGCACGGCGGCGTACATCTTCAGCAGCGCACGGGTGGCAACGCCACCGCCCAGCTCCGCTTTCACACCCATAGACGCCAGCGTGTTGGACAGTGCCAGCACGTCAGCTTCGGTGGCACCCACCAGCTTGCCGGCGCCAGCGATGCGCTGGGCCATGCTGAGAATGTCCTTCTCGGTGCTGGCGCCGTCGTTGCCAAGGGCCACCAGTGCTGCGCCAAAGTTGTCAATCTCGTCGCCCGTGGTGCCCATCACGTTGGCGATCTGCGCTATGTCGGTGGCGGCTTCCTCTGCGGTAAGGTTGGTGGTTTCGCCCAGGTCCACCATGGTCTTGGTGAACTTGACAATGTCCTCGCGCTTGACCCCAAGCTGGCCGGCGGCTTCCGCCACACCGGCAATTTCCTGGTGCGTGCTGGGCAGGGTCTTGGCCAGGCCCCGCAGCGACTGCTCCAGGTCGTCCATCTGCTCGGGGGTGCCGTCCACAGTTTTGGTTACACCCGCCCAGGCGCTTTCCCAGTCCATGGCTGCCTTGGCGCTGGCACCCAGGGCAGCCACGCTGACCGCACCGAATGCGGTCAGCGCAGTGCCCACCTGCTGCTGGGCGTCGGCCTGCTTGCGGGCAGCAGCTGCCGCCTTCTCGCTGGCCTTGGCCTGCTGCTCACTGGACTGGTCGGACTTCTTGCCCGCCTGCTCGCTGGCCTTGGCCACTTCCTCCTGGGCCTGTGATGCCCGCTTGGAGTTGCTGATGAACTTGTCCACCATCAGTTCCAGTATGACCTTGGCATTGCGAGTGGACATGGCAGCCTCCTAGAGTTGCAGCGGCTTGGTTGCCGGGCGGGTGTATTTAGTGCCTATGCGCTCACCTGGCAGGGGCACGTAGCTTTCCTTGCTGGTGCCCTGGGTGGCACGCTCCCTTGCAGCGCAGCTGTGGCACTGCGTCTTCAGGGGTTCATACCAACCGTCATTGTCCTGATGGTGTGCCAGGATGGTGGGCTGGCCGCAGCTGCACAGCCCGGCCTCGTACAGGGTGAGCGCCAAGGCCAGCACGTAATCCTTCTCGGTCCAGTCCCCGCGGTTGGGGCTGAACCAGTGGCTGGCAGGCTTGCCCGCGGCCCGGGCGGTGCGCAGTACCGCTACTACTCCGCTCCAGCTTCCGAGCCAGAGCGCTTGAGCAAAAAATCCGCGTCCACAGCGGGTACCTTGTTCTGGGCTACCCGGTGGGCGTCCAGCACGGTGGACATCTGTGCGC